CATGTAGATTGTTCAGTCAGACGGAACCTAATCGCTGGTTCCATCTATCTCAAGCTTCATGTGAGTTCGCACAGCCGAGACCGGAAGTAGGTGTTTTACTTGCTCCATGGGCTCTGACCTTTCCCAACCTACGTCGACATCACGTAAAATCTGCGTAACCGGTTTTGCTACCGCAACCGCTTCGCGGATTTCCCGCTATCTCCCGCTTCGTTCCTAGTGCAAGGAGTTTTTTGGAGCAACAGAAATTTGGACTCGCTAGTTCTGATGTAGCTCGTGGCTACACCTCAAAGCGGATCGAGCCTCCTCGATCAAACAGCGTCCTTATATTGCCTATAATTTTTTAAGTGCTTCTTTAAGAATTTTTGAACTGCCTACCCGCACATTAATGATACCATTATAGTAGTCATCTGTTTCTAGTACCCTGCGGTCAAATTGTTCCTTAGCCTCTAAATAGCTCATCAAGCCTCTGCTTTCACACATATAAAGTATTTCTCTTGTAAAGTTTTCTTCACCTATTTTTTCCACGTCTGCAATCAAATGATCTGAGGAACCCCAGTATTCACGCCAATCGCTTTCAATTTTGCTTCGCCTTTTGTTCTTCTTGCCTTTGAGTGGAGGTTTAGTTTTCTTGAATTTTGCTAACTTTTTGCCTATGTACTTACGATTGTTGGTTGTATTTGTTATAAGATATACAAACCCTTCTATGTTTTCGGGTAAATCATCTATCTTTTTACCTTGGTAAGTCCATTGCATATGGATACTTACCGCTGGCTACTCTGATGGGACGTCCGTTTTGGAATTATGCTTGTAGTGTATCTCGTCCATGCGTTCTTTTGCTAGTCTACGTATCTCACGTAGCCACTTGCGACTCTCTCTGTGTGTACGCACGGAGTTTCTTGCTTCAAAGGCTTCATTAGCCTTGAAGTATTGCATATATGCTTTTGTTAACAAATCATGTGTGTCGTCATTCATTATGTACCTCCACATCATTTTCATATGATGTAAACCCATTTTCCTTTACGACCTTTAGTACGTGTGTCACCCGTCCTACTAATTCGTCTTTGTGTGATATCAAATACACATTTTTAGATCTTTCTCTCCCCATCTTTTTCAATATTGCTAAACTGTTTTCAACTCCACTAGTATCCATACCTGAATCAACAAGCTCATCAATGAACAACAGATTAATGTTCTGATATAAACTTTCCCACACATCACGGAAGGCAAAACTCATACCAAGAATTAATCTGTTACGCTCACCTCTGGAAAGATTATCAAAATCAAGATCTTGCCCATACTGTGTTATTTCAACAGATAAGTCATTTATAAAAACAACTTGATGTGGCAAGCCCAGTTTGTCAAGATAATGTGTGAGCCTGTTGTTCAGATATGCCAAGTTTTGATCAATGATCTTTTTACGTATAAAACTGTCCTTATTTGTAAGCAGTTTCAACAAGAACTCTTGATGTTCTTTTAAATCATTGAGCTCATTAACTGTTGACCAGTCAATGTCTTGGATTCCTGTTTTTCTAAGTTCATCAACTTGTTCTTGATAAGGATCCGATTCTGATTCAGAGTTTTCAAGAGCAGTTTTTAGTTGTTGAACATTTTGTTTGTGATCATAAACTTCTTTTAGTGTTTCATAAAATGTTTCCGGTCGTCCGTTTATATCACCTATTTCTTCTAGCTGGTCGTTTGCTATCTTTAATTTGTCGTTGATTTCTGTTTGATATGATAGTGCATCGTCAAACTCTTTTTGTTTAGCAGTTTCTATTTCTTTTTTCTTTTCTTCTTGTAGATCTTGTCCACACGCATAACATTTTGCATCTGCAAGACCTTCAATATCTTGTTTAAGTTTGTCTACTGATTTGTCTGCTCTTAGTAATGCAGAATCAAGAGTAGAAGTTTCTTTTTTAAGATTGGAAATCTTCGTGTTAAGCTCTTCCCAATTTTGTAATTGTTCATGCTTTTCAATCTCTTTGTCTACATCAAGATGTTCAAGTTCATTTATTGCTTTTTGTAATTTTGTGATATTTTCTTTTCTAGTAGATTCCCATGCACTTTGTTTTAATTGTAGACTGTTTATAGTTTCACCAATACGTTCATTGCTTTGCTGTTGTGCTGTAATTTTTGCATTTTCTTCTACAATAACTTCTTTAGTTTGTTTTATTTTTTCTTTTAAGTTTTCTGCTTTTTCGGAAAGTATTGTTATACCTAAAAGTTGTTCAATAATATCTTTTTGATCATTTACCTTCATACTTAAAAAAGGTTCTGTGTATGTGTTTAACGCCAGTATGTGTTTGAACATGTTATGACTCATACCTAAAAGTTCGTTGATAGTTTCTTGTGTTTTTCTACTATCACCTTGGCTTTCATCAGTCATTTCCTGTTCTTGATCATTTATAAAGAACTTTAATAAGTTAGGACCACGACCTCGTTCAACCTTGTAATTGATATTATCTTTTTCAAACGTCAAAGTAACTAGCATACCTTTGTTGTTTGTCTTATTGATGAGATTGTTTCTTTTGATATTTGTTAATGCTAATCCATATAGAGCATAACTTAAAGCATTTACAATGGTTGTTTTACCAGTACCATTCCTGGATCCCATGTCATCGCCACCTTGATCTAAGTTTTCACCTAGTACAAGGGTAAGTTGTTGTTTGTCAAAATCAATAGCTTGTGTTTGATTACCAACACTCATAAAGTTTTTTACTGTAAGGCTTTTAATTTTTATCATAGTTCGTCATATATCCTTAACAGTAAATTTTTATCGTAGTTTTCAGTATCAATTGCAGTAATTTCCTTTGTTACAATTTGATCTACACTTTCGAATTGTGTAATATCAATGTCAGTGTTTATTTCTTCGTCTTGTTGGCTAGGAATGAGTGTTATTTCTCTACAGTCATATTCATTTACAAATGTTTCTTTTATAAAACTTGCTTCTTCATAAGAGATAGGAAGGTCTAATGTAACTCTAAGATACATTTTGCTTTTTAAAAGTTTTTCTTTTTCATCTAGCAGTCTGGATAGTTTTATTGTTCTATACTTTGGGCAGTCGTCCCAATTGATATAAAGAGGTTCTTTATTATTTTCTTTATCAAGAATCATCATACCTCTATCATCATCCCATGCATCTGCATAATTATGAGGAAAAGCATTGCCTAAATAATGTATTCTACCTTGAATTTGCCTTTTGTGAAAATGTCCTGAGAATACATATTCTTGATGTTTGAAATGTTCTGCCTTCAACTCTCCTGTGTCAGGCATTTGTACCATAGCATTCATATAAAAGTTAGGCAGTTCAAAATGTCCAAACATATACTTTGTTTTTATCTTAGATATCTTTTTCCATTCATCACCAACTAACCATGGAATAAGTGCTACGTCATCTTCGACAAGTATTTCATCAACATAGGTTATACCAGGAATGTGTTTACCAAACTCTAGAGAATAGATATCACGTTTGTCTTTGTAATATAAATCATGGTTACCAGCAAAGAAATAAAATTTTTCAAATGCCTTACCAAGTTTTTCTAAACATCTTGTAGTGCTGTCTAGTGTTTGAACATTAATTGTATTTCTATTATGATGCCAATCGCCACAGAAAATACCGGTTTCACAACCATTTTCTTTGGCTTTGTCAATAAACCAATCAACAAACTCTTCACAGTCTTGTAAATGTATCTTACTGTTAGACTTCAATCCAAGGTGAATATCAGTAAAAACCGCCGCTTTCTTAAACAAACTGTAATCCTTCCTCACTTATTATAGTGTATTTCATGCTTAATGTCAAGTATTTTTTTACTTTTTGGTAGAAGTAGTTTCACTATGACGTTCTTTACCTCTTTCCCATTCGCCTTGGGCTTGTCTGGTATAGCTAGGATTCATATTGTTCATTTCTAAGATATCATCTCTTATATTTTGATTTCTTTTTTCAATGTTTATAACCCTAACAAATGAATTTGTAACAGCCGCAGTATAGTATGCAAATGGATTATTAGATTTTGACTCATCAAACTGCAATCCAATCTGTGAAAGTTGTAATATTGCCTGTCCTCTCATTTCGTCGTTATAGGTATAACCTCTAACGTTGCCTCGAGTAGCATATCTATCACATAGTTTCATCCACATCATAGCTAATTTGTTTGTTGCTTGACCATGACCTTTGTCAAAATAACCATTTTCCATACCACCTTGCCAATGACTTTTACCAACACAAATTAAATTGTTATTTTCATCAAACTTATAATGTTGAAATGGTGGAAAATTTAACTTTGTCTTGGTATCTGCTATATTTTTAGGATTTTTCTTTCTACCAGGCTCTTCAGGTATATGGTCATACATCATTATTCTAAAAATTAAGTCAGTTTTTTGTACTTTTCTGTAGTCTATTTCAAATTCTGCTAGTTTTACTCGTTTGCCTTGTGATTTGGCCTGTTCAAATGCTTTTTGTTGTAGTCTTTTTGCCTGATTTCTTTTGGCTTCTGCAATAGTTCTAATATTAATCTTCTCTATACTTGGTAATATAATGTCATACACAGCGTAGTCATTATCGGTATAACTGCAAAAGGTATTTTTGGACTTGGCTATTTCGGCCAATATGTCCTTGTTGTTGAGATAATTTATTCTTTTATTCATGATTTCTCCAAGATTCATACCACATTATAATATACTCTGATAATTTTGTCAACTAAA